ACGACATCCCCTGGGTGTTCTTCAATCCGAAGACCAAGAAGCCGCCAGTGTCGATCTTCTACGCCTGGGACTCGATCAGGAAGAAGGTGGGCTTGGGCGAGGTGCGGCTGCACGACCTGCGCCACAGTTATGCGAGTTTCCTGGTCAATGCCGGGCGGTCGCTGTATGAGGTGCAGAAGCTCCTGGGGCACCACGATCCCAAGGTGACAATGCGCTACGCGCACCTGTCGCCGCAGGCGATGCTGGAGGCGGTCAATGTGGTGGGGAATGTCGTGGGCCGTAGGCCGGTGGCGGCGAATCAGGGGCAGGAGGCAGTGGCGACTATGTGACGGCCCAGCCCGACAAGGCACGACAGGGGCGCGACACATTGCTGTCGCGCTTTTTTACTTCTACGTGCCCCACAAACTCGACAGTGGCGCTGCCCAGATTCCGTCCCCCAAGGGCATCGTCTCGGTGCCGTCATACAGCAACACACCCATCTTGAATTGGCTGCCCGCGAGGCTGGCCAGCTTCTTTAGCCCACGAAGATCGCCTTCCTTGACGGTGGCTGCAGCTTTCACCTCGACCCCGACCAGCTGTCCGGCCGGATTTTCGATCACGACGTCGACCTCGAACTTGTCCGCATCCCGGTAGTACATCAGGCGATAGTCGCCATCAGCCGTGGTCGTGTGCTTGAGCAGCTCACCAAAGACAAAGGTCTCCAGCACATTGCCAAACCGCGTGCGGTCTTGCTGCACCTCATCAAAAGTCAGATCCAACAACGCCGCCAACAGACCGGAATCGATGAATTGCAGCTTGGACGTCTTCACCACGCGGTTCAGGCGGTTGCGCGCCCAGACATCGATCCGCTTGAGCAGGTACATCTGCTCGAACACCCCGACGTAACGCGAGGCCGTTTTGCCATCCAATCCGACCTGGCCGCCGAGCTGGGTGTAATTGCACATCTGGCCTGCCATCTGCGCCAAGGCACGGAGGAATCGTGGCAACTGATCCAGCTTCTCGATGCCTGCCACATCACGCACATCACGCTGAATGATCGCGTCGATGTACTGACGCGCCCACGCGACACGGCGCCTGACCGATGCGCGTGAAATGGCTTCGGGGTAGCCGCCACGCAGTACGCGTTCGACTAGGTCATTGCCCAGTGCAGGCTGATCCACCTTGAGTATCCGGCCTGCGAAAGCGCTATCAATCCAGTTCGCCGAGCGCGACTCGATTTCGCTCTGCGACAAAGGCAACAGCGACAGGGTTTCCATCCGGCCTGCGAGTGAGTCGGCCACGGTGGGTAGTGCCATCAAGTTGGCCGATCCCGTCAGCAGGAAACGGCCGGGACGCCGGTCCTCGTCCACGCTCTTCTTGATGGCCAGCAGCAACTGAGGCGCGCGCTGGATTTCATCGATTACGGCTCGATCCAGGCTGCGAATCATCCCGACTGGGTCTTCCCGTGCCGACAGCAATGTCAGCTCATCGTCCATGGTCAGGTAGCGCAATCCCTGTTGCTCTGCAATTTGCCGTACCAGCGTTGTCTTGCCAGCCTGACGAGGACCTGCCAACAACACAACTGGCGTGTCCAGCAGCGCTTCAGCGATGCGTGGTTCGATCCGACGCGGGAAAAGGGATGCCATGTTCATGCATGGCATAGTATCGTAAATCCCGGAAACCAACAACGTAAATTCCGGAATTAAAAGACGTAAATATCGGAATGAAAGCGCGTGAATCGCGGAGCGGATAGGCTTCACGCCCTCCAAACGCAAAACTCCCCCGACCCCACCGCCGGTGAAGGCAGTGAGATCGGGGGATCGTCGTCTCAGATTGTCGTGCTCGGCAACACCGGTCAGCGGGCCGGCCCACGCCACTTGTCGAAGCTGCGCGCCCCGGTGTAGCCCAGGTAGCCGGCACCGAACAGCCACCACAGACTCTCGGGGACTGCGCCCAGCAGCTTGTTCAGGTTCTCCGCTGCCTGGAAGACGTGCGTCGGCCACCAGATGCCGATGATGGCACCCATCACGCACAGCAGGATCACGCCGTAGATCACGTACAGGAAGGTCGGCCGTGCCCGGCTGGTCCAGGGGTCGGCCGAATTGGCCTCAGCCAGGATCGCCGACAGGCTGGTCTGCATCTCCTGCAGCGCCAGCTGCCCTTCGGCTTGCAGTAAGGCGAGCTTGGCTTTTTCGCGTTCGGCCGGGTCCGGCACCAGGCGGTCGATCAGCCGACTGCCGGCTTCCAGCAGGCCCGGGGCCAAGGTGGTGAGTAGCGGGGTCATATCGTGCCCTCTACGAATTCAGCCATCCGGTTCATCCAGCCAGCAGCGAAGGCCGACTGCTTGGGGTCGCTGGTGATCAGCCGTCCGAGGTGGCGCAGTCGCTGCCCCAGCACCTTGCCGTAGAGCACACCTTGGTCAGCCGCAGCCAGCGCCGCGCGGGTCTTGGGACCGATGACGCCATCGGCAGCGACACCGAGTGCAGACTGCAGCCACTGCACCGCTCGCTTCGGCCCGGAATGCACACCGGCATCGACCAGCAAATGCAGCAGCGCCGCATCAGTGATGGTCTCGAACCCAGGACCGGTGATGTACTGCTGGCGGTAGATGGCACGGGCTTCGGCCTCCGTCAGTGCACGCACCTCTGCGGCGGTGGCCGGGCGACCGAGCTTGCGCCAGCTGCCCAGCGTCTGTGCGGTGATACCGAAGTTCGTCGGCCCGCCCCGGTCGGCGGGATGGTTCACATAGCCGCCCTCGCGGCGGATGATCTCGTCGAGGATGGTGTCGATAGCGTTCACGGCCGCTCCTTACCCAGACGCGTCTGCGCCCAGCGCTCCAGTTGGTAGATGGCCTGGCTGCCCATGTGGCCGGAGATGCCAACCAGCGCTGCGGTGACCAGCGGATTGAACTGCGCGGCCTCGCACAGCCAGAAGGTGATGAGGCCCGCGAAGGCCGAGGTGGCGATCTCACCGATGAGCTCCACCACGTTGAAAGCCCGGGTCTCGCCGGACTTCACCTTGCGATAGAAATTCACCAGGCCACCCCAGGCGGCCAGACCCGTCACCCACAGGTAGGTGATAAGGCCGTAGGTCGAAGGATCTTTTTCTGGCACGGTGGCCTCCTTACTCGGTTGCGGTGATGGGAACGGGCGACGCAGTGAAGCGTTCGCACTCGACCTGCGTCGTGTAGCCCTGGGCACCCAGACGGTGCTCGACGCGCTTGATGCGCCAGTCGCTCGGGATGCCGGGGCGCAGGGTGATGGACAGCCGGCCCTCGGCGGCCAGTCGGGGATCTCCCGGCAGACTGAAGCTGAGCTCGCCCTGGCCACGCTCACCCCGGTTCTTGCGGGTGGCCGCAGCGGCTTTGGCCTCGGCTTCGGTGGCGTGGACGTAGCGGACTTCCTCGAACGGTGGCGATCCGGTGGTCACTTCCCGGCGCTCACCTTTCTCGAAGTCCCACCAGTAGGCTTTGGTGCCTCCGGTCGCGGTGCTGGGTGGTTTTTGGGTATTGGCTTCCTTGGTGGAGCCGCTACCCCCTGGCTTGCGGGCCGAGTGTCGGTAGCGCCACTCGGCCAGATCGCTGACAGACAGACGGATTGTCGGCAGCGCCAGACCGGTGATGGTCTTGGCCGCTCCCTGCCTGGCCAGCACCAGGAACCCGGCCACGGGTTTGGCGACCGCGTCGTGCTTGGCGGCCAGGCGGGTGAGCAACGCCATGTCCGATTCTTCGGTTTGGTCCAAATGCGGGATGGCAATGGCGCCCAGCTCTGGATCGATCTTGGCTGTATAGCGGTGCTCAGCGGCGATGGCTGCGACCAGCTTTCCGAGCGTGGTCTCATCCCACGAACGGGTCTTGGGGCTACGAAACGGGCCGACCATGTCGGCGGCCTTGGCCGAGACGGTCAGCGTTGCCGGTGGCGAGCGGATCTCTACCTCATCGACGATGAAGCGTCCCAGCGACACCAGCCGGGTTTCGGCATAACCGATGGAGACGGTCAGCACGGTGCCGATCCGGGGCAATTTGGCAATGGCGCCATCTTCACGACGGCGGTCGTCCAGCGTCAGCTTCAATTCATCGGACTGGATGCCGGCTTCGTCGGTCACGACCAGTTCGATCAGCCGGTCGCGGATGGCAGCGGTGATCTCTTGGCTGCCGGCGTAAATGCGGAACAGTGGTTGCATGGCCCCCTCCTCGTATTGGGCTCACGACCACAGCCGGATCACCGGCGCTTCAGTCGGCAGCGGCAGATCGGGCAACTCGACCACCAGGCCAGCCACAAGGACCGGGGGTAACTGGGCCAACTGCGGATTGGCTTCGAGCACGGCGGTCAGTACATCGCTGCGCCCGTAGTGCTGCCAGACCAGCTCATCGAGCACATCGCCGTCGTGGGTCGTGACACGTTTAGGCATGCCATCCCTCCCACTTCTCGACGATCTTCGCCGTGCAGCCCTGAGCTTTGGCACACAAGGTATTGATCTGCTCTGCGCTCTTGGCAATGCTGCCGGCCGTGTCAGCGGCGGCCTGCTGGGCGCGGGTGGCGGCTGCGTCGCCCAGGCGGGCGATGGTGGACAGGGTCATCTGCGTATCGCGCAGCACGTCGCCAGAGGATTTGATCCGGAAACTGGCCAGTTGCAGCGCGCCATCGATGCCCGCGACATCACGCTTCAAGGCGGCGGGGAGGTTCTTGACGCCGGCGACAGTGGCTTGCACGCTTTGGCGTAGTGCCATGATCTCGCCCACGGCGTCCTGCACATCGCGTACCGCTTGCAAGGCCTGCGGCGGGATCGCATCCAGCACCGCCTGCCGCAGTTCCCCGACGGCCCCGTTGATCGCACCAGAAACTTCGCTGGCGATGCCGGCAACAGTCTGGGTGACTTCAGCGACCACCCCTTGGGTGGCCGATATCGCGGACTGCAGCGCGGTCGGCGTCATCGCCGGCGTGATCTCAGGCAGGGCCTCGGCTGCAGTCGTCAGCGCCGCCAGCTTGGCCGTGGCTTCAGTCACAGACGTCACCGAAGCCATCGCCGATGCGGCGCGCGTTGCTGGCTTGATCGTGGCTTGGACGAGCCCATCTTCCCCATAGGCCTTGAGCTTGACCCGAAACTCCAGCTTCCTCGGCTGGCCGTCATCGGCGAACACGGTGCGGGTGTCGCCAATCTCCGTGATCACCCAGGCACCCCAAATGCGGCCCAGGCCATCGACCAACTGCTGCGGCTTCCCCGCATCGGCCAGGGCACGCATCGCTTCGATCTGGCCCAGGCCTCCCTTGAAGCCCGGGTAGATCACACCATCGAGTTCGATCTCACCGACGTTGCGTCCGACGAACTGCAACGCAGGATCGCGGTTAATCCTCGCCTGCTCCTGCCAGCGCCAGGACTGGTTGAGCGAGAACTTCTGGTAAGCGGCCGTGGCGATTTCAAAGCGAAACTCGCCCAGGCCCAACATCACACGTTCGGCCATGTCACACCTCGACAAAAATAGAGAAGGAGACTGACGTGCTTGGGATCAGTCGTACATCGCCGCTGCCGGGCTGCGGGTGGTCTCGCGCATCAGGGCGCGCAGGCGCGACTCGATAAGCGTGGAGATCTCACGCGCATCCATCCCGGGTGGTGCGTTGACCGTGATTGGGGCAGAGAGCGAGACGCTGGTATTCCCGCGCGCTGCCAGCGGCTGAGCCAGCATCGTCACCGGTCTGGCACTCGCCACTGACGGGCTACCGGCTGACATCGACGTGATGCCAACTGGGGCGGTACCGACCGATGGGCGTGGTGCAGCCAGGGAAACAGTGCCACCCACCGCTGCCGGACGCAGGGACGTCGACACCGAGGCGGTGGGTGTCGACGGTTTGTCGCTCTTGATGAGCGAACCGAACCAGTCGCCGACCTGCTTGCCGGCATTCATCACCCAGCCCATCTTGCCCGCGATCCAGTCGATGGCTTGCCCGACGGTCGCGGTGATGCCCGACCAGAGCCCAGTCATGAACTCCGCCACCGGTTGCCAGGCGGCACTGATGAGTTGCAACGGTGAAAACGACACCAAGGCGGTAAAGCCCTCGATGACCCAGCCCACCAAGGTGCCCACCGCCCGGATCGGCAAGGTCAGCACCGTGAAAGCCGTGCTCAATACGCTGCCGATCACCGACCCGAGGGACTGACCTGACGCCGAGAGGCTGTCGAATTCATCCTTGGACAGGGTGACCGGGGCCAGCAGATCACCGACCCAGCCGACCAGGCCACTGACCGCATCAGCGATGAATCCGAAGACCGACGCCACCGCCTGCCCGATGGGTGCGAGTTGTGCCAGCGCCGTGGTCAAGCTGGCGATAGCCGGCTGCACCGCCGTGCGAATACCTTGGAACACCCCGCCGACGTAAGCGGCAATGGGGTCCCAGTATTTGCGGATCACCAGTGCCAGACCGGCAACCGCCGCACCAATCCCGGCCACGATCCAGGTGATCGGGTTGGCGAGCAGCGCGGCCGTCGTTGCACCAATCGCCGGCAACATCGACCAAAAAGCCAGCGCCGCCGACTTGATGGGTGCAATCAAACCGAGGGCACCGGTCTGGATACGGGTCCAGGCGACTGACAGAATTCCGGCACTCGCCCCTGTCGTGGCTGCCTGCACTTGCAGTAGCGCAAGTCCCGCACGCGCCGACTGAAACGCT